CATCGATGTCACCCTGTGTGAAGAAGCGGAAAATGTTGGTTAGGAAATGCTTTTCACCATCATTGAGACGCTTCTTCCAGTCATTGACATCTTCCGACATCGGGACTTCAGTGTGCAACCAATGCGACTGCTCGTGTTTCAACCATGCGTCATATGCCCATGGGTAGTTGAATGGTTTAAAATATGCTCGTTCTGTCATTAAAGTCATGCGGTTTCTGCCCATTTTACTAGATCGTCGTATCCGCCAACATGATCACCATTGATCCAAATTTGCGGAACTGTTTTTACTTCAGGTAATTGTGCGGTAATGTCTTCCCAGAGACAATCTTCACCAACTACCATTTCTGTATACTGAATGTCCATCCCCAGCATAAACTCTTTGGCAAGATCGCAGTATGGACAATCAGGTTTCGATACTATTTGTGCAAAATAACTTATCATTTCTTATCCTTCGCATGCAACACAGTTATCACCGTCGATCATTGCCTTGAAGTCAATCTCTTTAATTGCTTCGCGCTCAATGCGCTTAGAAACCTTGTCTGCTTTTCCTATTTTTTCTGAACGACAATAATATAAAGTCTTCAACCCCTGCTTCCATGCGAGGAAGTGGACAGCATGAAGATATTTGATATTCGCATCGGGGCGGAAGAATAGATTGAGAGACTGTGCCTGATCAATAAACTTCTGCCTGTCTGCCGCATGCTCAATAACCCACCGTTGGTCAATTTCCATTGAAGTCTTGAACACTTCCTTGGTAATTGCATCCATCCACGTAAGGTGTTGCACCGAACCATCATTGGCGATAATCGAAGACCAAGTCTCATCATACCAACCATCCTTGTGATTCGCTGCTTCTATTTTAACAATAAAGTCAAGGTATTTATTCTTATTGAGAAATGAACCCGATAATGTATCCTGACGATATGCATTTGCTCGCCATGGTTCAATCGACGGACTGGTGTTGCCCATGATGATTGAAGAAGATGCATTTGGTGCGATTGCCTGTGTGTGGGAGAATCGGCGACCAGTTCCTGTAGCATCAGGTGCTTCACCACGTTCAGCACCAAGTTCTAGGTTTGCCACGTCAAGACGTTGCTTGATTAGTTTGAACATGCGCATGTTTGTCCCCTTAGCAACTGCCGACTCCCATGCAATACTCTTGCGCTGAAGATAAGCATGGAAACCTAGTGCACCAATGCCAATGGAACGTTCACGCATTGCCGCATACTTGGCACGTTTTACTGTGTTCGGAGCATTGTCAATGAAGTATTGCAGAACATTGTCAAGCATCTCTGCCATGTCCTTGAGGAACAACGGATCCTTGGACCACGCATCATAATATTCTAGATTGACCGAAGACAAACAACAAACAGCAGTACGCTTCTTGTCAGTTGGTAGAATGATTTCTGAACAGAGATTCGACTGATGAATTTTCAGACCGAGATCTTTCTGGAACTGCGGCATCATGCGATTTGATGTATCAATGAAGTGCAGGTATGGTTCGCCAGTCATCATACGCAGTTCTAGAATCTTCTGCCAGAGTTCCTTCGCTGAAACTGTATCACGAATTACCCCAGAATGTGGATCTTTCAGATTCCAACTGTCATCTGCGTCTTGGTCTGCCATGCATCGTTGGACGATTTCCATGAAGTCATCTGTAATGTTGATTCCGTGGTGTAGATTGAGGCATCGTATGTTGGGGTCACCAGTAGGTTTACGCATCTCAAGAAATTGACCCACGTCAGGATGACTAATGTCAAGATAAGCGGCATAACTGCCACGACGAGTGCGACCCTGACGATACGCCATGGAACTTGCGTCATAAGTTTTAAGATGTGGCATAACGCCAGTAGACTTATCGTCAGCAGCACGGATTCCAAAACCAATTCCAACTCCACCCCCAAGCATCGACAACCAACTGGTTTCGCTGAGATTCTCAACTAAACCTTCTGCTGTGTCATCAATGAAATTTAAAAAACAACTGATTGGCATTCCACGCTTAGAACGACCAAAGGAAAGAATTGGTGTCGCATATGACAACCAATGCTTAGATGAATACTCATATAAACGCTGAGCATGCTCCAGATTTGATGCGAAAGTAGTAGAAACATATGCGAATCTATGCTGCGGAGAAGTTTCGTCCTCTCGCATGTATGATTCTTCTAGTCGCTGGATACCAAGTTTATCAAATAGAGAGTCGCGTGAATAATCTATTTCTATACCCAGATAGGTTTCTTTTTTCATTTAAGTCCCTGTTCCTTCAATACTCGTTCAATATCTGGTTTAAAGTAAGACTCTGGTTTCAAAATCTTACCATCTTCACGCTTTTTAATCTTGCCATTATCAGAAACCTTGCTCATGTTAGAAGCACGAACTTCTTTCCATACCTTGTCAAAGTCAATCCCAAGAGTTATGAACAATCCTTGGACAACCCAAACTAGGTCGGCGCCACCGTCAGCAATGTCTCCGATATGGCGACGAAGAAATCCGTCGCATAGTTCACGAAATTCTTCATCTATCAGGTCAATATATAGGCGTGCTTGCTGCTCATTTTTCTCGTTCAAGTGCGGTGTTGTTCCGATATACTGATCAGCAGATGCCATAAATTCGGTAACGTCTTTTTGGTTATTCATAATATCTTCTTTCTTTGTTAATGCCCAAGAACCATCGTTTTTTTCGGACCATACCAGTTCTGTGTCTTCATCCCAGCGAAGAGTCTTCAATAGATCATGCGGGAGTTCTATATATAATTCACCGTCGTCATTTTCTTTAACAACAACGGTTTCGTGCGGGTTTTTGGACTCAAAATTGGGCCGCGAAAAAATCTCGCCCTGAGAATTTTGAAACTTTTTTCCAGATTGGGTCAAGGTAGTTTTCTTTCGAACTCTGCTTGCGCTGCCATGTCATCTAGTGCCTTGATGACATCGGGGAAGTGCTGACCGATAATCTCCCAGCACTGTTCTGCCACAATGCGATGTTCTTTCTGTGTCGCCTTGTCCATGCGAAGTTGACAATAGTGAACCCATGAACGAAGCGACCCAGACATAATCATGACCGACTCGGTGTTACCTTCTGGGAGAACAGCACGTGCTTGTTCCTTTGCGATACCGTTACGAACTGCCCACTCATATGCTTCGGAAGCAGTTTGAATTGTATAATGCTGCATCATGTTCCACTCTTCGACCAACCTTGCGTCGTCTACCTCTACTGAGTTCTGTCGATTCTTGGCATCCTGCAGACGTGCTTCCCGTACAACAAATCCCAGATCCTGGGTTGGATCGGCGTAACGCTGACTGTACTCTTGGAATCTGAAAGAACTATGCCGCAGAATCTGGCGGGCAATATCTCGTGTTGTTTTAATTTCCATTGCGACATGGACCATCTCCAGTGGTGACCAGTGTTTGTTCTTTATTAAATATTGAACCAACTTAGGTGCTGTTGCGGTGTTGTTTTGGTTTGACGGATTAGATACTCTTGCTGCCCATGCAACCAATTCATTGGCAGAGTTACACTCTGTGTAAGCAGACGGTTTAGAAAGACTTACTAGGTTTACTTCACTCATTTTCACTCATTCAACTCTCCATGATTTTGTATTCAGTTTAATATTAGTCGACCAATCACCCTCGGTAAATGACTTGTCGTGGAACCGCAGTTCATTTGTTGGCATGATACACAGTCTGCCATTGTCTAGTTCTATAAACATAAACTCTTTAGACTGCGATGGATGCATACTGTAACCATCGTTCATCGGAATAGCAGTAAACAGATAACGACCAAACTCTCCACTACTGCGGATCTCTGCTCGCTGGGTATTCAGATAATCATAACTGACAACTGAGAACTGATTACCATAGCAATCCCATACCTGTGTATCTTCAAGCACCCACTGTGGTTCTGGGTCTGCAGAAAATGCCAGAGCATGCGGCGGAACACTACGCCAGACAGCACCACATTCCAACATCACATGACAACCCCACGAATGTCCAGGTTTTGAATGTAATGCAAACCAGATACAAGGTTCAAAGGTATATGGTTCTACGCCCTTGCGAATGAACGATGAGTCCACCCAACAGTAGATGTGATTCGGAATATTACCTGAACCAGTATAAAGCATTACTCGACTTCAAACTCTTTAACTGTCTGGAACTGCGCCTTGCTGACAAAACCAATACCCAATAGAGTATCTACACGAGCAGAAGCATCAGAATAATCAATGTATGTGCCATCATCGAACCACCACCAGCGGTCGAGGCCAAGAAACCAACGAGGTTCGCGTCGATACTCAACCAACCACTTACCGTCTGTTCGATGGATACGTAACTTTGTAATGCGAATATGGTTAAACTCAATACCATATTCATTAGCGACCAATTCGCTCATACCTTCCTCCACATGGCATACTTTGCCTTTGCTGCTAGTCCTTGAAACTTATTATGATTTATAATATCTTGAATTTCGTCGGAAGTCAATCCATTTTCAACCATTTCATTAATATCTTTTCCTGGAACATCTGGCCAGATTACGATTCTATATCCCTGATCAATATACTTATTCATCAACTTACCAACGTCTCTGTTCTTAGGTTGGTTGTCGAAAATGATTGTTATTTTATCTTTTGAGATCGGGAGTTGATCAATCTTTCCGAATGAGGTTCCAGCACAAGCAATAGAATTATGCAGAAAAAGGGAGTCAAGAGGCCCTTCGACGACGAATACTTCTTGTGTAGGATCGACCTTATCCAAACCAAAAATCGATGGCGCATCTTCATCTACCTTAATGTTAATATAACGAAGTGACTCGCCTCTGATTCCGCGAAGGCTAACAACAAGGAGTTTGTTATTGCCATCAAGAAAAGGAATCGCGAGTCGCGGTTCAGACGTAATGATCGAGTCTTTGTATTTGTCATTAAGTTGTATGACATCTTTAACATTAGATATGAAATACAACCTATCAAAAGCATCGCGAGGGATCCTGCGGTTAGTAACATATTGAATTACCTCATGGTCATCTGGTAGTGTATCGAGACGATCCATAATCGAGTCGATCAGGTTTGGTTCAGGTTTCTTTGTAAACTTTGGTTCTTCAAACTTGAGAATCGTTTCAACATTCTTATGTGCATTGGCACGTCCATGTCCACCATCAGCATATCGTTCGACGACATACTGACTGTATTGATTAGGATCGAAGTTCTTCAGAAAGGTTCCGAAGTGATGACTCGCTCCACACTTATGGCACTTGTAATACAGATCCTGTTTACCACGATAGAAATAACCACGAGATCTTTTTTTGTTACGTTGTGAGTCACCACAGAGAGGACACCTGCAGTTGAATAGATCTTGAGATTTTTTCTTGAAGTTCTCCAGACGATGCGCGATCGTATTCAGATACTTGATGTCAATATATAAACTCATAATATAGTTATACCTCGAAACGAGGGAAAAGTAAAGGCTTTTATTGAATAAATTTCATAAGCATTGGAAGTATCTTGGTAATGATAGCACCGATAACGATACCACCACCAATCATAATATACTTGGTTTTTTCCAATTTGTCAATACGTTTTTTATGTTTTTCTTCTTCTTTATCAACTGAACCTTTAAGTTCTCTGATAGCAGCAAGCATCTTGTCTTCGGTAGACTGAATTTTTGCCTCAAGTTCACGTGTGGTTGTTGTGATACGCGAGTGTAACTCGGCGTTACTTTCCTTGGTTTCTTGTCTATGCACTTCTAAACTCCGATAGATATCTTCGTTGACATTTTCTTGTGCCTCGAGTTTAGTATCATGCACGGCAAGCATCTTGTTGATGCAGTTGGAAACATCACCAATCTTTTCGATGGCGAGGTCGAGACGACTGAACACGACCTGAATTTGCTTCAGATCGTGTTCGATTACCGCGACTTTTGTTTCCAAAGATTCCAATTACTTTGCCTTTGGTTTACGTACTTTTTTGACAACTGCCTTGACTTCTTCAACCTTTGCTTCTGCCTTGTCAACAGCAGCAGTGATCTCAGCAAGATCGACCTTGCCATCTTTGTTAGTGTCGACGAAACCGAAAAGTTTCTTTAGTGCATCTTTAATTTGATTTAGCATATTCTTATCCCCATGCTGCGAATTGTTTAGTTTTCTTGATGCGATCATCTAGACCATGCGTTCCACCATTTACACGACGAGTAATCTGACCAATAACTGCATCAGATACACCCTTAGCAGCGATTGCGAACAGACCGTTCTTGTTAAAGAACCATAGTGCTGACTCGAATGCGAGTTCGGTTGCAACGATGTCAGGATTTGTTAAAACATCAGGACGACCGATGTCTTGAGCGAATTGAGTGTAGTTGCTCTTGCCAGTTAACTGGATTGGTCCACGACCACGGAACTTATACCCATCGCCCGATGACTCTGGTCCATTACCCATACGATTTGCGTAAACCTTGTTAGCAATCTTCTCTGGTTTGCGAGCATACCCTGCAGTCGATGCGATTGTTGGGAAATACTTCTTGAAGATACCATTCAGACCCTTGTCACTGTAGTTTAGGTTCTCAGAGAACACCTTAAATCCACCTGACTCGTGAGCGCACTGTCCGAAGAAGTGTGCTGCTTGTGCAGTCGATAGTTTGAAGTAATCTCTCGCTGCCTTGAATGTTCCTGGACCCCACTTACCGTCAGCAGAGACACCACATTTTGCTTGCAGTGATTGCATTGGTCCGAGACCAGCAACAGTTGGTGCTTGGACTGCTGCCTTAGCAACCTGCGCGACTGCTTCTACAACAGGTGCACCTGCTTCTTTGGTTGTGCTTGGATCGAAGTCTTTGACTTGTGTATACTTTGTTCCACCTGCCTTAGACTTGGTGGCGACCATACGCATCTTACGATTGCCGCCTTCCTTCTTAATTGAAGCATGAACCCAACCTGAGTTCTTGTCGCCTGAAGAATAGAATTCTAGAATGACTTGGTCAAATTCTAGATTGTCAGCAACCCAGTCAGCAACCTTCTTATTGTCTACACCCTTTACTTCAAAGTCAATTGCTTGACCATTAACGTGTTGGGAAGTAGCAGATCCACCAACTGCCTTATTGACAAGTGGTGCACGATACGAAGAGTTGATTGTTACTGGACCAAACTTAGCACGAACAGGTTCGAGAATCTTTTCACAGCAGTAACGCATGTTCTCAATGTGAGCAGGAGTTGGTGTGTTAGGAATACCAAGACGCTTTGCGGTTGGCGATACAATCATTTCAGCGAGAGTAAAATGTTCAGTTAGTTGTGTCATTATCTACTCCTTAGAATGGACCGAAGTCGTCGTCGCTGTCTTTATACTTATCGACCGCTGCCATTAGTTTGATTTCAGTGTCTGCCTCGATCGACTCTGCCTTAGCATGTTCAGTATGTGCTTCGGCGATGTGCTTATAGTCAGTCTTGCCCATTTCTTGGACCTTGACATTAGGATCGAACTCAGAAACTTTCATGTTCATCATCGTAGCAAATGCACCAACGAACGCACCAACAATCATCGAGAATGCTGGACCAATAATCTTAAAGATCTCATTGTTATCGATCATTGCATTTGGCATAAACAATCCGATCAACATCATGATCACAACTGAAAGCATGATGGATCCCAGCGTAATTGCTGCCATCTTCATGATCATGATCTGGACTTTGCCCTTTTCGATCTCTAGTTTTTCTAGAGAGTCGATACTGTTCGATACCTTTACGAAATCCAATATGCCCTTCATGTTACTTCCTTCTAATCAATATAGGAGAACTTGTTGTGTTCTTCTTTTTATATTTTTTCTGTTGACTCTTAGTAAGTCCAGGTTCTGCTTGGTTTGCTTTTGTTGGATTCGGAATACCAATCCCAGCAATTCCACCACCAGCAACGCCCATCTCTTCAACGAACTGTTTGAATGACTGAATCTTTCCTGACTCGAGTTCTTCAGCGAGATCTTTAACATCTTGGCGTTCTTGTGTCATATAAAAAACTTCCTCTAATATTTCATCATCATATTCGATACCTTCACGCACCAGAGCAACTGCAGTTGCAAACGAAAGGAAGTTCTTATTGTCCATAGGAACCTTCTCGATGATTCTTTTTAATCTAAATACCATTCTGTGAAGCAGACTATATGCCTCTTGTTCTTCAGTAGTATTTAGTTCATTCTCTTTCTTCAATCGATTACCATGCTTATCGATCAATCCTAGACGAAATGCATCCTGTTGATCGAAAGGTGTAGTCAACAACCTTAGAATACGATATGTTATCAGTGCATCTACAAATCTAGACATTAAGTTCTCTTAACCTTGTTACTATATTCTGGTCTAAATTGACTTCAACCATAGAACTGCTCGTCATTCTGTTAAGAAACACGAGGAATGTTTTCAAGTAGTGCCAATATCTCTCTTCTATTTTGTAGAACAGCATGTTAGTTGTCGCATTACCAAACACATTATATAAAACAATTATATGATTTAGTATCAATCGTTCATTTAAAACATCAGTATTTTCATACCGTTTAAACAACCGTTTTATGTATTTAAATCTTTTTAAATCTTCTTCCAAATCAGGCATCCCATTACAACTGGGATTGTCATAATTTTTAATAGCATAAATCAAGAAGGTATCATTATTTAGTTCAACCATGTTATGTAACTGTCGCCGTTCCCCCGAGGAAATACCAATTTCCTGATAAGAAAATTAAATTGGCAGTATCACCGATTGAATTAAAAACAATAGAAGTATGACCAATATTAGAATTGATTGTCAATGCATGATTAGCATTATTGCTTACCATTATGATAACTTTAATTTGTCCATCTACACCATCAGCAATAGTTAAAGTTCCTGCACCACTTGGTGAAGTAATCTTTGTTACTAGAGTTGCAATGCTGATGGCACCAGCAGAAGTTAATGTCTGCACGGTGCCACCAAGAATCAAATCATCTTGCAAAACTACTGGAACTGCAATGCCACCAAATAGATTGGCAACAGTAACCTTATGATCATATGGACTTGTCGCTGGTTTCACGAGATACAGGACATCGGTTCCTAAAACCGATGTCGCTGCAGTCATGGCGGTTACTTTACTATCTGCCATTGTTTAATGCCTTATGCGTCTGGGAATTCAATATCATCAGCAGCATCGCTAGATGCAATCGCATTCTTAGAGAGTGCTACCAGAACTTCATACTTCACACGACCAGCGTTAGCACCAGTTCCAACTGTGCGCTGCACCCAACCAGAGTGAGGAGCAGAGGTACCAGTTGCACCTGTACCCTTAGCAGCAGTTGCAGTTGCTTGATCAGCAGATGCTTGGATTTCGAAATACTGAGCATTGTTTCCAGTGCCTGTTAGATTAAGTCGACCAGTCGATATGAATGTCTGCGAGTTGTTACCAGTGCCGCTAATATCGATAGCAGCGCCGCCCGAAGTCAATGCTAGTTGGAAAGTATTGGTAGTCTTATTGACAACAAAGTAATCATTACCCGAAGTCAAACCAGTAATACTCGTACCACCTTGGTTGTTGTAGTTAAGTTCTGCACCATTAACTAGTCCATGGGCAGTTGAAGTGATAAAATTAGTAGTTGTGTTAACATCAGCAGTAGCAATAGTCATATTAGCAACAGCAGTGGCACCACGAGCGGCAGTGTTATACAGGATGAAAGCACTTGAATTTACTTGTCCTGGATAGTAAGATGTTCCGTTTGTCAAACCAGCAAGTTCAGTACCACCATTATGATAATACTTGATTTCTTCGCCAGCAGTTAATCCGTGATTGGCATAAGTGATGGCTTCTGTTGTAGTATTAACGCCAGATGTAGGAATAGTGCGCTTTGGTTTCGCAATAGCAACAGTTGGCACAGTTTCATATGACGAACCAGTGTTCGTTACTGCGACTGCCGTTACTAATCCACCTGCGATGGAAGCAGTTGCAGCAGCAGAAGCACCACCGCCACCAGAGAAGGTAACTGCAGGAACTTCGAGATAACGTGTGCCACCTTGAATTAGTGCAACCGAGGCAACATTGTCACCACCAGCAGCGATTTCAGTGTTGTCAACACCAAAGACTTGAGTTGATTGGAAATCTGTTGTTGAAACCGATGCGATTGAGGTTGGTTTTTCACTGATTGTATAATTCTCACCAGAAAATACAGTAAGAACTGATCCTGGATTCGCATTAATTACCGTAGCAACTGTGTCACTGGCAACAGCAATAGCAATCATTTCCTGATCACCAACACGAACAACATCACCAACTGGAAGAGCAGGATCGAAGTTTGTGCTTGAACCTGTTAGAGTGCCACGACCGTAATCTAGACTTAGTGTGAAGGTATGCGATGCACCAACACCGTCAGTCGAAGCGACAATGGTTGGAACATTGTGAAGCGCATTTGCTTCTGTTGTTGCAACACTGAAAGTATTTGCTGTTACGTTAGTTACAAAGTAAGTGGTGCCAGATGTTAGACCAACAACAGAGGTTCCTCCGCCGTTTGCATATGCAACAGGATCACCAAGTTGGAATGGATGTGCAGCAGAAGTATACACGCCAGCGGAATGCCCAGTTGCACCATTGAATGTGATAGCAGGTGCAGTAAGAGTTACCGTTCCTGCCGATGTTTTATCGTCTTTATTACCCCATGCGGACATTAATTGTCTCCCTTTTTAAATTCTAGATCTACGTGATTGAAAAATTCTTTTCTTTTCGATTCATCAAGTTCCGAGGGAGACTTGATACCATATTCATTTAGAGCAGTTTCAAATGCAGTCTTATATGACTCGTTCATTTGCTTTACTGCATCAATATCTTCTTTGACATTACCATTGTTTAAACGTTTTGCCATACCGCTACGAACTCGTGCAAGAGTGCCGACACTGCTTTGTCGTGTTTTTGGTTTAAACGCAGGATTCATCGTAGGTTTAACCTCAGGTTTCAGTGTCCTAGCGGTTGGTGGCGTTTTCGACACTGCATATTCTTCAAGACCTTCGATTTCTTCTTTATTATACCGTTTTAGAAATTCATTAGCGTGCTTAATAGCAGCTGCTTTCTTTTGCATTGCTTTCTGAGCGTCGAATGTTTTTTGCCATCCTTCTTGACGCTTACGTATACGTTCAGCATCACCCTTCTCAGAATAATCAGCTTCTTCTTTCACGCCACTAGCACGTTCGCGGGTTTTCTTAGAATCTTCCATGGACTTCTTTGTCACGCGAGTCGCCTTCAGTTCAGCTTCAAGATCCGGATCGATTTCTTCGTTCTTCTGGTTGTTCATTGCCTTCTTAGCAAGAAACTTAGGAACATTCTTTACCGTGTTACCATATTTGTCTTTGCGCTCACCGACTTTTCTATATGGACCTTCGAATGGCATTTTTTCTTCATTCATCTCACCTTGCATGTAATTGCTTGCGGTTGTAATGTAATCTTCTGCCAAAGTAATCTTGGACTGCACCCATTCAGGTAGATTAGTATCATCGCTCAACATGTCATGCATACGCTGCGAGTTGGCAATGATTGACTTCAGTTGACCCATTGCCATGTCACCTTCGTAGTCATACTCTGTCTTTTCTTTTGCTTCATCGAGCATTGACTTGCCGAGTTTCTTACGAACTGCCTTTGAAAGTTTCGATGGATCAACACCGAAATCTTTAGCAGCAGACATAACATGACTCTTACGAATGTTATCACCATAACGTTTGGTCAGGTGAGCAACGATAGGAGCATTTTCGTCGAGTTCAGTTTCTTCAGTAGCATAACCCTTAGCACCAGCACGTGCCTTATTGAATACAGTATCATCACCGAGAACAATGAACATCATCGAACTGATGAACATGTTCATTACATCACGCTCGGCACCCTGAAGTGACATACCAGCATGCATTCTAGAAATGGCACGCTTCAGAAGTGGCAACGAACTCGTTGGCATCAGACCAGCGCGAACCAACTGGTCAAGTCTACCGTCCATGTCCATCGCTTCAGTCATAGTTGACCTGATAGTTTGCTCTAGTCTCATTAAATGTTCCTCTAATCTTTTATCTATTTATATTACTTTGAGGTTGCGAGAAGCATCCATGCATGTTTTGCATGAACATCAAGACGCCCTTCAATGTGATTAACAAGTCCTCTGTTACCTTCTGCTTCTGCCAGTTTATGTGCAGCATTTAATGCTTCGATGACTGATGCATTAGCTTCTATAAGATCTTGAAGCATCAACGGAATATTGTCACCAGTGAATGATGAATCTTTGATAGTGGCAATACTTGACATGGTATCTAGACCATATGGCGCATAATCATCTAGTGCGCGAATCTGCTCAGCAATCTGATCAACTGCAGCAAATAATTCTTGATAGAGATTAGCAAAGAAGTCATGTAATTGAGAGAAGTCTTTACCTTCAACATTCCAATGATGTCCATGCGCTTTGAAATACATCGCGAAAGTGTTCGCGAGCACTATCTTCATTGATGTGTTCAATTCTTCCATGTTAACAATTCCATTTTCTTAGTGCTAGTGCCTTACGAGTCGGACGACCCTTTTCATCTTTCATTGGACCTTCGACGCCACCCATGCGAGCACAGAAAGACTTGCGACGACCTGCTGCTTTACTACCTGCCTTCAACTTTGAAGGAGGAGTGGTCACAGGTGCCTGTAAGTTACCGCCCTTAGCATTATACGCATCGCGTCCCTTTTGCGTCAGCCCACCAGTGGAACTTTTATGACCCTTGGCATCAACTGCTGCTTCAGCAATAAATTCTTTCAGCGAAAGCATCTTACTTCCTCTTTCTCATTCTGCTGTTCTTGATTCTGGATTGCTCCAGTTTACGAACTGCTGGCATGACTCTTACAGATAGGCGAGCAACCATTGGTGCCATACGCTTTATCTGTGCTTCGAGACGTGTTTTTTCAGATGAAGATACTGTCGAAATATCTCTGTTACGCAACAGTCTCTTGTATACCATACGACGAGCAGCACGAATTGATCTCGATTTAAGTTTTTCTGGTGAAGAAACACGTTTAATTGCAATATTTCTTGCCATCATGCGGCGACTCTTAGAACGCATCGCATTAAATCTTTTCTTGAGACGACCTGCAGGAGTAATTCCTTCTTCTAGATCTTCACCTTCTTCTTCAGGTGAATCGTCGTATTCAATTTCATCTTCATCATAGAGATCTACCATATCATCCCACGAAAGAGCAAGAACATCTGCTTCAAGTTCTTTTTCGAATGCTGTCTCATCAAAATCTTGGAAGCGAATGTCTTCATCATCATGTGAAATTACTGGAGAGATCTGTTCACCCGAACCTCTGTGTGCTTCATAGGAATCAACATTATTTGCACCCATGTTATCCATTGGTTCGCAATATGGTGAGTGATCCTCAGCGATTGTTCTCATAAACTCAGAGTGAGATTTATGCGCACGCTTCTGTAGTGCTTCTTTTTCGATAGAAGACTTGGCGGAGTTATACTTCGACATGAATATGTCAGCATGATTTCCCGTAATAGCATGATGACTGCCATCTTGGAAGTGAACCTTTGAACCAATGCTTACTGCTTTACGTAGTTGCATTACAAGATGTGCTGGTTCTTTTGCTTTTTCTGCTTCTTTTCTTTTCGCAAGAGTTTTCTTTGCTCTTTTAATATTAGCAGGATCTGCCAGTGTTTGTCTGACTTTTGCTTGGAACTTAGCACGTGCTTCAGCACCTCTTGCTGAGATCTCTGCCAAGTAACCTTCTCTGATGCCACCACAATACTGTGTAGTTACATTGTCGTAACGTGGATCAAATGATGGGATCTTATCTGCTGCCATTGATTCTTGACCAGGAGTCATAGCAGCATACTTCTTACGGAGAGCATCAGTTCCCCATTCGTTGTCCTTACCGAGTTCTTCAGTTGCCATGACCTTTACGTTGCGACCATAGTACTTATTATATGCAGTCTTAATACCTTTTTCGCGTTTAGTTTGCTTTTTCAATGTCTTTCTGTCTTGTGCTCGATTCAGGTGCACATCAGACTTGAACGCTTTGTCCGAATACGACGCGATGGTCTTCTTAGAAAGTTCGTCAAGTTGTTCTGCTTCTTCTGGAAGAATGCTTGACTTGGTAACCGTTGACTTGAACATCTTATGATCAACACCGACTCTCTTAGCAGCAACCTTGTGAGCATGAGCAGTGTTCTGCGCCTTAACGTGAACCGAACCAGCAGCGACTGCCTTACCAGCATGTTGCTTAGAGAAGTCTACCTTCCACATGCCGTATGCTTCTTCGAGTTCTTCTTTGACCTGACCATCGTGTTCCGAATCAAGACTTTTAAATCCAGATTTAACACCATGATGAAATCCAGTCGCTTGATACTCTTTCTTAAATTTATACGCTGCGCCTTTATCAGAAGCGTAGTGTAATTCACCGCCCCAACCCTTTAGGTGCTTTTTAAACTCTGATGAGTTGTGATCCTTACTATCACCCTTGACGTGAACAGAGTAGACCTTACCTTCGACTTCTTCTTTGACAGCATTCTGACGAAGACTCTTGTAACGACGGATGGCAGATTTACGTTCAGAAGAACCACTAGGAGTTTTTATAAGATCAGCATATGCTTTCTTGATTTCTGGATTGGTCACACCCTCAATAATCTTTGCATTCAATGGTTTGCGACCCTCTTTCTCGGTTGCTTTCTTGTATGCAACATCCATATCTTCATCACTATCGCTCTCCTGTGGTTTCAGACCAGGATTTGGGTGATAACCATAGTCACCCTCTTCTGGGAATCCTTCTCTAGGATAGTGTTCTTTTTTTGCTTCATCAAGACCCTTCTTGCGTCTTTGAGCAGCAGTGAAATGGTCAGGTGTTCCAGTATCTGGATCCATCTTTAGTTTGGCACCTGCTTTTTTTGCAACTGCTGCCTTTGCTTTGGCAATAATATCGGTTGCTTCGGGCACACAGTTAGGAACCTGACGTCCACCCTTCTTCTTCATGCCTACCATCTCATATCCTTTCCAGCAAGGATCGTCTTGTTTTCCTGGTTTACCGATATACTTTTTTTCTGCCATTACTTTTTCGCTTTCTTATTTAATTCGTCGATCGCAGTTTTATTCTCATTTATCCAGCGCTGGAGTTCTGTGAGTTGGACTGCATTTTGCTGGCATCTGGAGTAGTTTCCGATGATGGCGAGGAGGGCTGTAGTGTCTGTAATTCCAGAGGGGGACGCATCAGAAGTGCGGGTGGCGTCGGCATCACTGCTTGTGGCACTAATGTCGTGCGTGAACACCCAACCGTTAGACATAACATGCTGAGTAGGAACACTTTCTTTGACAATGTCGCGATATACATATTCTTTTTCCTTAATCGTATTTGTTCTATCAACATACTGAGTCACTACTTCAGTGGAGATCTCAGAGTTTTTCTTTTCCATGTCTGCAGTTAATGTTGCATTCTTAGCAGCAAATCTTTGCAGTTCTGCATCAGCATAAGCAGATCCCTTCATGTATCCATATACAAACACACCAAGTATTAAAGCAGCACCTGCTAGTAACTTATATGGTAATGGGATCATACCGAACATATTTAATTCCTTGCTATATTTATATATCTAAAAACTGTTTGAATGAAATCGACTCTTGAATACCAAGACCACGTCGAACATCCTTATACATCTCACGTTTATGAGTAGTTGACATAGAACTTGGTGCCATCGAATGAAATGTTTTTTCATCGCCTGAAGACGCTGCGTTACGCATCTTAGTTGCGGATGCACCAGCAACACCTTCGTCAGCATCAGTTCTAACTGCACCTACTGTCTTTACTTTTATCGAATCAAAATTGTAATGCCCATGGCGAGATTCGACACCATTATACTTGTGTATTAATGTGTGGTATTCATGTGCTCTATCAGATCCAGCATGAACAACGATATTCTTCACACCTTGACTGTGCAATTTAGACAAGTGATGGAGTATAGTGGGTGCACCCTTGCTCATTGCTTCAATATTCGCAGAAGGAAATGCTCTTTTGAGATGCTTAATCTTTTGCTCTGGAGTAAGAGGGTTTTTATTACCATCATGGGAAGCAGTGGTTAGAATAGTATGAGTTGCATTATCAGATCTTGCTGCATCCAAGACCTTATTGATCATCATGGCATGTCCAGCATGAACAGGTGCGAATCTACCTATTGTCAGATGATGCGATTCGCTCATTACTTTTTACTCGCTTTGATCATTTCACTGCGAGCGAGATTTGCTACGGAGAATCCTTGGCGATCGACAACCTTCAATCCATTATAGACATGACCTTCGCCACCTGCCGCAGCACCTGCGATAGATGTACTGAAACCACCTGCACCAGAAGAATCTAATCCTCTCGAAAGGTGATTAGTTGCCTGTTGCAAGTGGTGATGGATTTCTAAGGTGTCGTTGAATTGCTTTTGGTGTTTAGAAACATGATCAATCGCATCATCCAACACCTTCTTTTTAGTAACCTTCGTCTTGTCAGTTTTAACTGCATCAATTTTTTTCTGATGCCACTTCGTAAGATAACCTTTATACCCCTGAGTCGAAGGTGTATCATCGGTTGACAACGTTGAGTTAATATACTGACGAAGTGTTCGCTCGTGCCCAGTATGATGGTCATAAGTATGCGACGCCATCATCTGCTCTGCCTGTTTCAGATGGTTATCTGCTTTAGACTTATGTTCTTTTGGAATAACCGCTTGATCTTTTGACACAAGGTGTTGAACAAGATGAACATCAGGATGATGATTGAAACCATCAAGATTAGTCAGAGGTTTTGCCCCTGCTGGAGTAATCTTAGTGTGAATGACAGCACTTACTTTAGATTTAGCAAGCGCCTTGCCTTCAGGACTATTAGCATCTGTCTCATATTTAATTGTGTTTGGTGTATGAGAAATCTTTCCATTTTCATGCTCCCTAGATTCACGGTCTGACATGTATCCGCCTTGATACTCACCTGGAGTATGCGGAATAACTTTTGGAAGATGTTGTAGGAGAAGTTTTAGTGGGTGCGCAAGATATTGTTTATGACTATGTTGGTCTTCAATATCTTTTTCAGAGAAATTGTATTTGCTTCCTGTTCCCTTATACTTAACACCAACTTTGCCATCTGCTGCGCGAATAACATTGAATGACATTTTGTCATCAATCTTACGAGTCATGGATGGTGCTTTACTGGCAGAAACCTGCTTCAGTGTTTTAAGTGCATGTTTTGCTGCTTGTGGTCCATCGAATAATCTATCGGATGGATGCTCAATGTGAAGAATTGCTGCTTCGGAAAGGAATGATAAGAAACTCTGCATAGGGATCCTAATAAAATGTTACCCCCTATTTATAATAATTGTATCCATTTGAAATTCAATCGTTTGTCGTGAAATTTTACTGCGTCCAAATTATATGGAGGGTGTGTTATTGAACATGTATTATTATCATATATTGGTTTAATTATATTGGCATCGATTGTCATTTTTCTTCCGGCTCTTCGACAATCAATTATAATATTTTCTAGTTTAATCCAATCGAATTTAGATTTCATCATCGCCAAAAATTGCCTATCACCATAATGATATGGTGTATACGATTCATCATATCCTCCACCTTGTTCATACATTGTTTTTGTGCACATAAAAGTGTTTGATGGGCCGCCACCCATGAGCAAATTATGTCCATTGTGAATAGTGGTAAACCCATACCAAGAATCTTCAGAAAGTTTCATTTTATATATTTCATTCAACTGATCGGAATCCAGGAAATGATCAATGTCTAAAAAAATCAACCAGTCAGATTTAGATACTGCTGCGCCAAGATTTCTACATCCATGACTATTAAATCCAATATCTTCTGTCACTTTGTATAGAGAAACGTTAACATTATTTGAGATTGTAAATTGAGACAAAACCTCAGACGCAGGATACTGCGGAGATCCATCGTCTATCAAGATAATGGAAATAGGAATTTCATACGTATTCCAAGTTTTAATCGCTTGCTGTAAATAATTGGGATCGTCATAGTATGTTTGTATTATAGCAATAGAATTCATATAACTTTCTCCCATTTGAAATTCAATTTAGTATCTTTACACACAATAGATTCTTTATCAAATGGCGGACTATACACTAACATGTTCTCGTCGTCGTATACTGGAATTGATCTAGTATCATCATTAATAATTTTTCGACCACCGCGACGACATGTTAAGACCAACCAGTCTAGATTATTTTTCTGATATTTTCGCTCAAGATGGGATAACAGTTCACGATCTCCATGATGAAATGGAACAAACGATTCATCATATCCACCAGAATCTAAGAATAGTTTTCTAGGAATAAGAAATTGATTTAATGCCATATACGTGTTCCCTCGACCTTTAAACTTGGCATTGAGTTCATACCAAGAATTAAGATCGAGGGTTTCGGTTTGTAATCGTTTAAGATCTGCTGGTTGTAGCGTGTAGTCTATGTCTAGAAACAACAACCAGTTAGATTGTGCTAGTCTTGCACCAAGATTGCGACAACCATGACTGTTGAATCCTATATCTTCAGTAACTCTATACAATGAAAAATTAATATTATCATTTAATGTGTGTTCTGCAAGAACATTTTCTGCAGGTTCTATCTGAGAACCATCATCAATTAATATAATATTTACTGGAGTATTATAGTAATTCCATCTCTCAATCTGAGTTTCGAGATAGGATCTTTCATTGTAATACGTTTGAATAATTGTTATATTATTCTGCGACAATTCCCGCCATCTCCTCGGATGCATCGACAACAGTCAAGTCAGTCGCAGGGAAGTCAACTGATTGTGTCAAGTGATACTGCATGTATTCATTGTGTGTCATTGATTCGTCAACATACAGTTGCCACCCCGAAAGAGTTTCGTGGAGTTGGGGATAATGATTCTCGATCATGTGTCGCTTAGAATCCATCACCTTACCAATCTCTGGTAGTGTTGGTTCATAATCAAATCGAGCAATAATATATTCTTTACCACCCGATGCTCTCCATAAAGGCATGTCTTCGGTTCCCGCATTGGTCCATACAAGTGTGGTTGCGACCAACTTCAATTTCAATTCTTGTGTTTCAGTTTCTTCAGTCATAATCTATCCTCTTATTAAAATGGTGATGCCAGTAGGATTCGAACCTACGACCTAGAGCTTAGAAGGCTCTTGCTCTATCCAGCTGAGCTATGGCACCAATTACTATTCAACTATACTATACTTATTTAATTTTGTCAAGTGTTTTCTCGAAATCTATCTTTTTCAGGATAAACAAACCATCCCGTCGCAATATATTTTTTCCCGACTAGATCTGGATTTGCTCTATGGATGTGAGTATATGCAGCAGGCCAAATAACCAGCGTTCCCGCAGTAGGTGTGTATGCTGTTTCCTGATGTTTAAATTCGGTTTTTCCACCTTCTTCAACATCATTCAAGTATAACATCCAAACTGCAAATCTTCCTGGAGATTGTCTACCCGAACCTTGTTCGTGGTGCCATTGATGGAATCCTCCACCTGTTTCAGAGCGCTGGAATTTCCATCCTGGTGCCAGGACTTCAAAAAATGCTTTAGAGGATGCAGAATATGCAGAATTATACTTGCGCCAACCACGGGCCAATGCTTCAACTATCTTATCCTCTGATTTTTTCAATGATCCATAACTACTGGTAAATATATTCCAATCGGTTCTAGAAGAATCATCGGACAAAATGCAAGCACCACCAGGATCTGGGCGCGAAATAATATCATCGATCCTATCACATACCTCGGCACATTCCTCAGCAGTCAATACGTTCGGATACAGTTCTATAAAATTAGAAGTCAAATTTAGACAACTCCCTCATTCGTGATCCAGTTGGAGTCCGCTCAAACACAGGAACAGCATCTTGCCCTGAATCGGTGATACCTTGTTGAGCAGATAACTCTAGATCATACAGTTTCATTTTACCACGGTCAACCCCAACCATGAACCTTTTATTTATAGCAGGGTCATTATAGCGATTCTTCAACTGCTTGACCATGAGTTGACCCATGTTCTCAAGTTCTTCAGTTGAGATTAAAGCAAACATCAAGTCAGCAGTTGCAGGCAAACCAAATGATTCAGAAGTATCAGTTAGATCCACATCACTGTTAGCATAACCACCACGAGTAGTTTGAGTGGCGGAAACAACAGGTAAATCAAACTCAACTGCAAACCCACGAAGTTCTTCAGCAATCGCCTTCACATATGTATAAGAGTTGACACCAGCACCTGCTTTGAATCGACTGGATGCACAGATGTTAAGATAATCAACAAAGATAATATCAGGTCTAAAGTTGCGCTTCAGTTGTAGTTCGTTTAGCAATGCCTTGAAGTGACCAACATGCGCACTAGCAGTTGGATATTCTTTGATGATCAGTTTACCTTCAGTCTTTTTCTTAATCTTATCGATACGATTATCGAACATGGACTTAGAGAGATCCTTAAGATCCTGAATGTTTACGTTCATCAAGTTCGCATCGATACGTTCAGCGATACGTTCTTCTGCCATTTCCATGGTGATATACAGAACGTTCTTACCTTGGCCCAAAGCACCTGCTGCCATGTGACACATGAACAAAGACTTACCAACACCAGTACCAGCAAGTGCAATATTCAAAGTCTTGTTTGGCAGACCACCATTAGTAATCTTATTGAACATGTCAAGATCGAACGGCAACTTGTTCTCAACACGGTGGTAGAAATCATACCGTGATTCTGAATTGTCAAGATAGTCATGCCCGACATTATTGTCGAAGCAAACACTCAATGCATCCTGAAGAATGGAAGGGATACCATCCTGAGTATGTTGTTTATCATCACCATCAATAATCTGAATCGATTGCATGATTGCATTGTAAACTGCCTTGTCTTTACAGAACTTCTCAGTTTCTTCGAGCAACCACTTCTCATTAACATCAAGAGAATCATCAAGATGTGTCAGTTTCTCATTGATATTTTTAAATTCATTTTCGTTTATACCACGGTCATTCTGCACTGCGATTTCAATTGCTTCGACTGTCGGAAGTGAATTATACTTCTCGATAAACTCTCTGGCATAATTAAAAATCTTGCGCTCGGAAGTATCGTGGAAATATTCTGGTGTTATGAATGGGATAACCTTGCGAGCATAGTCTTCATCAGAAAACAATTTACTCAGTATAATCGTCTCGATCTTCTGCAATTTTTAAATCCTCTATCTCATCATATTCATTTGCGATTCTAATGCAACATGGTTCGCACACAAACATCTCATACTCGAGACCCTCTTCGATACCATGAAGACACATGGCAGGGTCATTCTTTTTCAGAACGACCCCACATTGATCACATATCTTGATTTTCGTATTCTTCTGAAATATCTTCATCAGAAATGTCCACATTGTCACCCTCCATCATTTGTCCATTGCCCATACGATAACGATTTTCAATCCACTCGCCGAACGTTGGGTCGGTAAGAATCGGCAACCAGAATTCTTTGTTGTAAGTATCAGTGAGACGATACTTCTTCTCTTCACCAACTCGCTGATACCAACCATTGCTTGGTTTCACAACGTGACCAGATGCCAATGAAATATCCAACAGACCTGACCACTTACTGATACCACCTTCGAAGGTGACTTCAATCGGAATCTTTGACTTCTCGCGAACGTAACGGGACTTCTCGACATTGATAATAAAGTTGTAACCAACTACCTCGGTGCCAGACTTCTCTTGCTGACGACCGATGATGAAGATATTATCCGCAGAGTAGTAGATACCAGTTCCACCCGACACGATTGCCTTGGGGAACATACCAATTTCCATGTAAGTGTG